TGATTGAAGAGCTAAATCACCTTGGTCTTTTGCTAGTTTTTCTGCATCAAGACGTTTCTGACGAGCAGCGGCTGTTTGAGAGGCTTCTAATGCTCGTCCTTGTTTGGTTATTTCCATACTGGCTTGAAGAAGACCTTGATCTTTTAATCTCTGAGCTACTGCAGCATACGATTTAGGATCAGTTTGATCAAGTCCTGCCATAATGCCTTGAGTCTGTCCAGCCTGACGTTCTTCAGGACTAACACCAACCTGCCCTACAGCCCTAGAGAGCCCTTCAGGAGCCCCTACAGACTGTAACAACCCTCTACCAGCTTGACCGCTTCTACGGAAGATGTCAGCCATGTCAGTGGCACTACTGACAGCCTCTCGCCTACCTATGTTGGCATAGATGCCAGGTAGTGCTGTAGCCGCCCCTGCAGGAGCCTGTATAGCACTGGCGCGTTGCATTGCGTTTTGTCTTAATTTGGCTTCTTGCTCTTCACGCACTTGTTGAGGTGTTTTGAGCAAGCTTGCTAACATTGATTCAGCCATTACTGTTCCTCATCTGTAAAGGTGGTAGAAGAACCGCCTGTAGCGTCTGTAAGAAAGCTTTTAAACATATCTTCCCACGTAGACTCACCATCACCAAACTTACCACTACCTGCAAACAAGCCCTGCAGTGCGTCACTGAACGCTCTAAGACGATCTCCTTCCATCCCAGCAACTTGACCAGAGAGGGCTGTTTCGGCTTCAGTACCTGCAATACCCAAATCACGTAACAACTGAGAACGTCCTAGTTGTGACTCTAAAGTCTGACCGGATAATGGTGATAAGCCAAGCATTGATGTGAGTATTGTTTCTTCTGGCTTGTACGCAGCACCCATTAGACCGGAGATGTTACCAAGACGTTGTTGCTCCAACAATCCTGCAGTCTGTTGAGAACCTAAGTAATCTGAAGACTGTTGTTGCTGAATAGCTTTCTCTAGGGCTAAAGCGTCAGGAGTACCGCCAAAGGCCGCTGTCTGCGTTCCTAAGCGTCCCTGAGCCGCTAAACGGTTCTCTAAGGCTAACCTTTGCTGTTCATTCTGAGGTGCTCTAGCAGCTTGCATTTGCTCATAGAGTTCGGCCCCTGTTGGCCCTGCTTGACCTGCTAAGGTACTAGCTTGCCCTAATAAGGACGTTTGTAAGGCTTGTTGCTCTGGCGAGAGCATAGCTGAATACTGTCCAGTTGCAGGGTCTATACCACCACTACCAAAACCAGTAGAAATAGAATAAGGAGTAAATCCTATTTCACTTACTGCTGAGTCTCTAATACCTGCAAGATCTGCACCAGGTGTTAAGCCTTTTAAGTAGTCGATCATTCCTTGACCGGCTTCATAAGGGTAATAAGCAGCGGCAGCACCGCCTAAAAAGTTACCTACACTGCCTATGTTGTCATACCAAGCCATTAGTAACTTCCTCCGTCAACTGTGCCAACATCGGTTGTGCCTGTGACATTTAATGTAGACATTGTAACTGTTCCTGTAAATGTTGGATCTGCAGTATTTGATTTTGAGTTTGTTGCAGTTGCTATATTATTTAACTCAGTATCAATATCTGTACCTTTAACAATTTTGGCTGGATTGCCTGAAGCAAGCGTATCCTTAGCCGCAAAGTTAACGGTTTTAGTATAATTTGCCATTAGACAATCCTTCCTAGTAATGCGTGTATGTCAATTTTTTGAATAGAGAATGGAGCATTGTTTATTTGTGCTTCCAAACCAATCTGGACAACAGTTCCTGAACCGCTTGTGTTTACTCGTGGTTCTTGAATAATAACACTAGCGTTATACTCAGAGCCATAATCTGCACTTTTTGTATACAGAACGGTACGTGTTCTTGTTCCACCCCCGTTATTATTAACATAATAGTAGCCGTCTGCATCTAAGAAGACTACATATTCAGTATTGTAGAGAACGGATAACACTGTTTCAAAATCTACTGTGTAATGAACATCTGGACTTCCTTCCACAGTTACGGTAGCCGCTCCTTGTGAACCAGCTACAACTGTATTTGAAAGACCGTATTGTTCTTCCCCGTATTCAGACAAGGTTGCTGTTCTAAACGTAAATGCTTGTCGAGAGTAAGCAGAAGTATAATCATAACCCCAGTTAAGCGTAGCAGTTGTACTTTGCCCACCGATGATTGTAATGTTTAGCTTTTTAAGAAACTTAAGATTTGATTGAGCACCAAAGTCTAGGTAACTAGAGAAGTACCTAAAGCTGTAAGTCGCTGTGTTATCGTTATAACCTTTATACTCAGCAAGACCATAATTAGCTCCAAACAACAATGTACCATTACGTTTAGTACAGAAAGCTCTAGGTGTAATACCCGTCCACAGCGTTGCTCTGTGGCTCCCGTTTTCTAACGCACCTCGCATATCAAAACAATAGATAGCGTTACTGGTAGGGAAACTGAGTAAGTAGAAAGCTTCATCTTCAGAGTAAGCAGACTTAATAGGTGCTGATTGAATCAAAGCTAAACTCATTAGGTCTGTTCGTACATTCTTAGAGATGTCACGCATAGGCAATGACTTTTCTTGAATGACTCGATTGAAACTACGGACACCTGAGTCTGCTAAGAAGATTAAGTCCTGTCCAGTGTTTTGTACACTGTCTCTAGCAAGACAACCAATCCCACTAATACTATCTGCTAATGACATCGTAGCAGGATCTGTCGGGCCTTGATACACAAGGATCTGACGTTTACCAAAGATAATCAAGTAACCATTGTGAGTAGCTAGTGCTTGAATCTCATCGGACTGATCTGACCACACTTTGTTAAGATTGATACTACCTGAGCTACCTTCATCCCAAGAGAACCCGTTAAGTAGGTCTGACCAGAAGATAGTTGTTTTAGCCCCGTTAACCGCCCATAAGCGTCCAAAGCCAGCAATAACTTCATTGCCAGTAGGTACAGTGCCTGAGTAGTTTGCATGGGCTGAGACAAGCGCACAAGTGGTTCCATCGTAGGAGATAGGAGCTTGAGAAGCTTGAAATAAGAAAAGAAAACCATTAAAGGTAACACCTTTCCAGTTGTCTGCAGTAATACTTGCTCCAGCAGGAGTAATGTCTACCAGTGTATCATCAGTAACAGTAACAGTAGTTACCTTAAAGATCTTGTTGTTACCTGTCACCACAGTAATTAAACTACCATCAGTATCTAAGAACTCAAAGATACCTTGTAGTGGTGCAGTTCCTAATAAGGTGTTACTTGCTGTTTTGACTTCATAGCCCTTTCGAGCACCTATGCGTCCAAACTGATCAATTACAGCGTTCTCAGCAATCAAGCAATACTCAGTGCCTGTGCTAATCGGACTATCTTGGGTATTAATACCTGCAAAGCCTGGTGCAGCAATTGTAATGTTGTTAAGTGGTTGAGCCATTACACATATGTCCAGACAGTTTCTTCAGGGTGCTTTTGTGCATCTAAGGCTATTGCATCGGATAGGGACTGTTGAGCGAATAAGACTTGTTCTTGTGCGGATTGACCACCTGACTCACCACGTTCACGTAACGCATAAGCATAGGCCCATTGAATCACAGGGTCACTAGGTATCGTTAATTCAGTAGCATCGTCAACACCATCTTCATAAACCCAACGATCAGTACGAAGAACCGATTCAAAGTTTAACGTGTAAACCCCTGCTGGTTTAGGGTACAAATCTACTTGTGTGTCTCCATTAGCATCAACACCGTTAAAGCTGTAGTACGATGGAGGTGCTTTAGGTGCTGTACCAGCTAAGTAAGCATTTGACATCCAAGCAGATGTTTGGTATTGTAGTGTCCTATTGTTTGTATCATCAATAACACGTAAGACTTTAATGCGCTGACCAGAACCAGTAAGGACATAACTAAAGAGATCTTCTTGAGTGGTAGCTACCAAAGTATTTCTAAGTGCTGACCAATCCCAAGCGTCTTCACAGTACCTTTTGGCATCATTGACCAACTCTCCTATTAACTGAGAGTAACTTGTAGACGCAACAGTTGCTGGCTTAGTCTCCCTAAGCCTTACCATCACACTGTTTACTATTTGTAAATAATTCATTTGATACCTCAGTATACACTATATTTGTTTGTTTGTCAAGTAAAACTTTATGCGTTAGCAAACAAACTAGGAACCTTTACAGGATCAATTTGTCCTAATGGTCTTAAACCCTCAGCAAAAGCGTAGCCTTGTTCGTCAAGTGCTGCTTGTTCGTCATCTGCAAATAAAATACCATCATACTCCCCGCCTGGTCTACTTTTTAATAAACCGGCAAACATTGCTAAGTCTAGGCTTGGTAGATTCACTTCAGGGATGTCAAATTCAGGAAGGTTTTCTGAAACAACATCATCTACATACGATCCTGCTTCAACCACAGCATCTTCAAGTTGAGCAGCCGCTTCAGAGATGTTTTGTGGAATGTCACCATCGCCAATAGCGTCTGATACAGCGTCTTCTAAGTCAGAGGCTGCGTCTCTAACTACATCAGAACCAGCCGCTGCAGTCTCAGAAATTGCTTGCGTTAAATCCTCACCTGGAATAGCTTCAGATACAATGTCATCTACAGAGGCTAAAGCGTCAGAGGCTTTATCGGTTAAATCTGAAACAGTCTCAGAAATAGCTTGAGTAAAGTCTTCACCCGGAATAGCTTCGGATACAACATCTTCTACATAAGACGCAGCATCTCTAACAACATCTGAACCAAGTGCTAAAGCCTCTGAAGCTGTTTGAGCTAAGTCAAAGGGATCTAAATCAAGACCTCCAAACTCTCCTTCAAATAGATCCCCATCAACCGATAGATTACCTAGATCACCTCCTTCATCAACATACTTTGAAGCACCTGATACAGCGGCTTCATCCAGACCTTTACCTTGATCTAAAGCAACTGCAACATCTCCAGTAGCTAACGCTGCAGCCCGTGCATTGCCTTCTAAATTTAATTCATCTACAACAGTACCACCGTAGTTGCCTACAACCGCTTCTAAAGGGTCTTGGCCTTGCGCTACATCTATAAC